TAAAATAGTATGGCTAGTTAGAAACGGGTGGAGGAGGGGAAGTGGTGGTAATAAGTACGTCCACACTTTTTGTCTGATTTAGAAGATTGAAGTGATGTTTATAGGCGGTCGGCAGCCACAAGTAAGCATGGCGACAGCAAAAACAGGCAGCTTTTATTTGACAGAAACAATAACTTTACCAGCAGCAAGCGCAGGTGGCACTAGAGTTCAAGGTGTAATAGACCTCGGTGCATACGTAAATGTAGCAACCGGACAAGCAGTTGCAATAGATCAAGTTGATTTTGTATGGCAAGGTGGCGATACTTTCTTTACTTTGGCTAATTCTATGGTAACTGCTGATGCATCTCTATCAATGCAACTTACCGACTTAAACCCTGGATCAGCTTTTGTTAGAGCCGACAACCAATCTTTAATTGCTTCAGGAGCTATGAACATTGATTTTACTAACAACGTAGTAAGTAGAAGTATTGATCTATACCCTGACAACTTTGGCCCTGCTGCATTGTCTGAAGCGTTTATGGTTGTTAATGACAGTTTGTACTTGGTTGGTGGGACTGATTCTACCGCCGTTACTGGTGCTGCAGCATTGGCATGCACCGTAAGAATTAGAGCTAGAGTTGTTAAACTATCTTCTAAAGACTGGATGGCAATAGCAATACAATCGACCGCAAGCGACAACTGAGGTTGATACCTTGGTTAAGATTGAGGGGACTCTAAATGAACTTAGAGCATTACTTGGCGATGCTGAGCGCGCTACTGCTTCTGTTGTTGAAACCGTTGAAGAAGTTAAAACAACGGCTAACAAGACTAGACGTAAACTATCGAAATGGCAACGTTACATTAAGAACAGAGCTAACCACATCAAGTTCAAAAGAGGAGACAAAAAAGGAAGACTAGATTTAGCAGCTATGTCTAAAGCATTCAAGAGGTCTAAGAAATGAATCCTATTATCCTGAAGAGATTGGGACTACTTCCTAAAACTAAAAAAGCAAAACCTAACAAAAAAGGAGGTAAAAAGTAATGGATAGACAACTTGTTGTGGAATTCCCTTGGTTATTAATTAAAGCCGGTGGTCCTCCACCAGCACCAGTTTGGGAAAATAGAGCTGATACCGACACCAGACAATTAGCAGGTTATACTACTGCCTACGTTCAAGAAACGAAATTGGATCTATCTGGTTATACTCAATCTGATTTAACTGTAGGTTTTAGAAGAAGTTTTGAACAAAGTGGAGGTATTGATTATATTACTTGGCAAACTTTTGACGTGCAAGATGATGGAATCATTGAAAACGTTATTATTTCTAGTGTTCCAATGAATGACGCACAATTAGGTTTAACATTTGTTAGTTGTCCGGGTTTTACACCATACAATGAGCCAGCACTAGCACTCGATTGGGGTAACTTTAATCGAACTCATATTATTCATGGACATTTTAGATATCTATTTCCAAATAGTACAATAGGTTCTACTGCTTTTGGTGCCAAAGGTGCAGCCGCATTAATGGCTATAACTGATAATGATTATTCTAGTCTTGAACCTACTGCAGCTGATTGCTTATATTGTTATAGAATAATTGCAGTTCCAAATCCCGGTACTGCAGCAGCAGGTATTGAAACCGTCTCGCTACCACCTAAGCGCGTTATACTAGATGCCTTTACTGTAGAAGAGCCAGACCTCGAATACATGATGCGACTAAAGAGATCATACGAACTAGCTAATCAGGTTTGATTAGATGTCTGAACTACGTGATGCAGCAAGAGAAGCTTACGAATGGTTAGCCAATCAACAAACACCACCAGTAGAAGGTCCTCTTTCTATCTTAATTAGATACGCTCCTAAAGTAGTTACACCAATTTATCTTGGCGCACGTTTAGGGTATCGAGTTGGTGAGGCTGGAGCAAAGGGTAAGTTTGGTTCTGGCCCTGGTGTTGGACTTGTACGTACAGAAGAAATAGCAGAGTATGAACGCTCAGCTCTAGGAACTTCAAGAGTTATTTAGATCCTGGTAACAAATATCACATATCCATAGTTGTGGATAACGTCTATCAGTAGCTCTCCACAGATGATAGTCAAAGACTTCACCAGTGAAACCACATATCGCGCATGTACACATCATTGTTGAACCCACTTTCCTTCTAATTGGGTATTACAACATCGACCTTTTTCATCTTCGATGTCACAATATGGTTCCCAAGTAGGAACTGTTGTTCTAAACATCAACAATTGAGGATGTTTTGGACACCACATTTGATAACGTTGTCTAAAAGTATTACGATCATCTGTTTCAAGTATTGCTTGTCTAACCCATTTACTAAAATTAGGAATCTTAGAGGCTAGTTCAAACGTCGTTGGACATAGATTAATCATCTTATGACGCTTCAAAGTTCTCTCTCCACGCGCATTGCAAACCAATCTAAATGAACACCCATACATCTATCTAATTCTTCTGAAGTATATTTGCCTGCTTGGTTGATATCGAATGTATAACCAGCACGATCAGGCATCCAATAAGCAATATGGCAATGCTTATACCAGTCTGATAGGTATTCGTGTTCGTTACTGTCGGCTAATTTACTGCGTTTTAGGCATACTATTCGGTATAACTGTTCCCTCATATTATAATCCAGTAAGTTATTGTATATATATACACTGTAAAAATCGAACTTACATAGTAAAATAGTATGGCTAGTTAGAAACGGGTGGAGGAGGGGAAGTGGTGGTAATAAGTACGTCCACACTTTTTGTCTGATTTAGAAGATTGAAGTGATGTTTATAGGCGGTCGGCAGCCACAAG